ACACACAATCTAAGGCTATTTTTTTAGGAATATGAGTTTATACTGGTTGTAAAATCACTAATATCAACAATTTCAAGCTTTTCTGCATTTTTCAGCCTACTTACCATTTCTGCTAATTCACCTATTATTTTACTAGATGGGTCTATTACGTCTAGTATTTTAAGATTTTTAGCTAATTGTATGGATTTATTGATATTTTCGTGACTACTCTCTTCACTGTATACGTTTTCCAATGCTTTATCAAATCTAGTTTTCATTTTTTCAACCTTTTCCTTGTCTTAATCTAATTACAAAAAGTTGTTTAAAGCAAGTGTTTTTAAAATATATTGTAAATTATATTTCAAGTATGGGTGTTACTTGCTCAGGATTATATTTATTTGGCGATATTTGGTAGTTTCTTGGATGTTAAGTGAAAAACACGAGTATATCTATGGGTTTATGGAATTTTGTCTAATTTAAGCGAATTTGCCCTTGTTTTTGTATCTACCACATAATATAGATAATTTAATATTTCGTGCTCTGCCTCATTTCCACGTACTCCAGCCACGTATGTGACCTTTTCTACTTCATATCCAGTATCTTTAACGTCTTGTATCTCTTCCCACTTCGTTTCTTTGAATAGTTTTTCTATGTCTATCTCGTCTTGAGGTAGTAGAAGTAGTGCCATTAAAAATCTTTTCGTAGTTATTTTGATACCGTTTGATATCTGATGTCCTATCTTTGTCACCTTTGCCATTCATTTTTCTTTCTTTTAATATTACGTTAGTAATATATTTTCTTTCTTTTACTTAGTAAACTTAGTATACTTCGGGTTTCGAACCCTATTAATTTAATAACAAAACATAAGGTTATGCAAGTCTTTTGTAAAAAAAAGTTTAAATATATATAATACTTGCATTATTTATATATATATTTATAAATTAAAGCCAAGTGTATGACTAAAATACTTAACATTGCTAGGCAGTACTGTTGTAATTGGAACGCAGGTAAATGCGTTGGGTGTGTATTTACCAGAGAGAATAATAAATTAAAGTGTTCTGTTGTTTCTGATTTAAGTGGGAAGAATTGTTGTGTTGAAGATGGTTGTGAATATTTTGAGACCGTAGTTATACCGGGTATAGCTGATGAAAAAGTTAGGAACTCAGCTAAGTTATTAAGAAAACTATAGGATGTTTATGTTAGTGTTGAAAAATATTTGGTTTGCTATTGAGGCTTTTGTTTTAATTTGCCTAGTAAAAGTGCTGAAGGGGGTAATGAAATGAAAAGAGCTATAGTTACTCCCGACAAGCACTTCCCATTTGAAGATAAAAAAGCTATAAAGGTTGTCTGTAAGGCTATTGAGCTTGTAAAACCAGATATATACATCGACCTAGGTGATACAGGTGAATGGGAGTCCGTGTCGCATTGGCAGTGGAAAAAGAAAAAAAGACCTCCTCTTGAATATCAATTGCCATTTGTACATAAGGAAATAGAAGCTGTTAACAAAGGGATGGATATAATAGATGCGTCTCTTGATAAAGCAGGAACAAAAGAACGTCACTTTACGGAGGGTAACCATGAAGACTGGCTTAATAGGTTTGTTGAAGAAAATCCATACTTGGCTAAAGACATACTCGTCAAGAATGCACTCCGTCTTGATGAGCGTGGATACAAGTATCATAAAATCGGAAAGATGCTCAAAATTGGTAAGATTCATTTCTATCACGGTCATCATTTTGCAGGAATTAACCACACTCGTAATCATCTTCTTAGGCTCGGTGGTAATGTTATGTATGGTCACCATCATGATATTCAGCAAAGCTCTGTTACGCACATTGATGGGGTCAAATCAGCGTGGTCAATAGGGTGTTTAAAAGATATGAGAGCTGAAGCTAATGAATGGCTTGGGAATAGACAGCATAATTGGCAACACGCATTTGCTATAGTTGACTTTCATAAGAATGGAAACTTCAATGTTACGGTTCATCAAATAGTAAATGGTGTAAGTACAGTAGATGGTAAGGTCTTAACAGCAAAGTGAAGACTAGAACAATAAAGAATAAAGAACATATTCTGTATGATAATATTGATGAATTTAAAAAAAATACAAAAAATACAAAATTAATAAATAATTGGCGTGATGGAGAAGAGGGAGATTGGGTCTTATGTGACGATGGTCAAGTATGTATGGTTCTAAAGAGAGGTGAGCTAAAAAATGGAAACAGCAGAAATACTTATAATTTTTATGTCAGAACGATTATTGGTTCGTTTGTCTGCCGGAAAAGTGTTAGCATGGAGGGAGATATGCGAAGAAATATATATACATTTGGAGCACAAGATAAGACAGCTTATCAGATAACAAAAGACAGAAAAAAACCAACTAATAAGGAATTCTTATTTGCAAAATATGTAGCTAAGGGTGATGATATGGTAGAAGCTTTTATGAGGGTATATCCAGCAAAAAGTAAAGATTATGCAAAGCGTGAAGCTAATTTGTTAATGAGTACCAAAAGGATACAAAGTTTGATTAGAGAAGAAATAGAAAAGGTAATGAATGAAGCTGATATAACACCTTTATACATACTTGAAAAAATGAAAGATATCATTGAGTCGGAAGCATCCAAGGATAGCGATAAAGTATCACTACTTAAAGAACTTGTTTCTATTGCTGGAATGAAAGATACAGATAAAAAGTCAGAATCAGTTACTGTATTCCAAGGATTTTCTCCTGAACAACTTGATGCTATAAGTGGAAATAATGTAAAAAAGCTAGCAAATGCTAAAAGGGAAATAGAAAGTTGAATCTATATGAAATATGCCTAGAGGTTTTGAAACATGCCAGTGAATCTGAAATAAATCTAGATAATGAAATGTCTCGTGAGACATTAGCTACCGAGATATATGACTTATTCTATGAATACCAAACATATAATTCGTATTGCGATAGTGGTTACTTAGTGGATTTAAAAGATTACTGGAGTTATAAACAAGACCTAGATGAAGACGAATAAATTAGCAGTATATGGAACGCTTAGAAATGGAGAGCGAGATACTTGGAAAGTAGATGGTTATACATTAGTGTTTCCCGGACATAGAGATTACCCTGCCGCATTAATAGATAACAGTCGTAAAGGTATGATTGTAGAATTAATGGATGTAGATGCTGGTGATATATTGGGTTACGACAGGTATGAAAGTGTAAATACTGGTTTATATGAAAGAAGAATAGTAAATGCATATAAAGAAGATGAAGAGGTTGAAGCTTGGATGTATACAATTGGGCCAGCTTTATTGCAGTATAGTGGAGTATTTGAAATGGTTCCTAAGCAAGATTGGTTATCGGAAGAGTGTCTAAACCTAAGAAAATAAATATAAATAAGAATAACGTATCAGATAAGGAACGTGTCCTAGAACTGGCTAGGAAAGATATAATAGCATTTGGACAGCTATTTCTACCAGAAGACTTTATGAAGTCAACACCTGCGCCATATCACTATGAATTAAATAATTTATTGCTAGACCCATCTAAAAAAAGAAATTGTATAATACTTCCTCGTGGTCATAGTAAATCAACATTAGCTAAAACAGCATTATTACATCACTTATACTTCAATCCAGAGGGTAAGAAAGAATTTATAGCTTGGGTAGCAGAAGAACAATCACAAGCTATTGACCATATAAAATATATACAAAATCATATAGAAATTAACCCAGCTCTTAATTATTACTTTGGAGACCTTATGGGTAGTAAATGGACTGAAAAAGAGTTTACCACCAGTAAGGGAGATAGGGTTATAGCTAAGGGTACATCTCAAAGATTGCGTGGTCGTTCACAATTAGGTTTAAGATATACAAAGATTGTTCTTGATGATTTTGAATCTGAGTTAAATACAAAAACACCAGATAGAAGGCGTGAAATTAAAGAATGGGTAATGTCTACAGTTGAACCAGCTCTTGAAAACTCAGCTGATAATGAGGGTTCTATATGGTTAATTGGTACAATAGTGCATTATGATTCATTTTTACAAAGCATATATGATGGATATTTAGAAGCTAAAAGAGAGGATAGAACTTATGCTTGGGATGTTATATATCACAAGGCTATTAACGCTGATGGCGATGTATTATGGCCTAGTTACTTTTCAAAAGAAAAATTGGCAGATATTAGAAGAAGATTTGAAGATGTTGGTCTTTCTCATAAATTTGCGCAAGAATACCTAAACGAAGCTAGGGATTTAGAAAATGCTAAATTTAAAACAGAAAGGCTAGAATACTATGACCACGAATTCGAAAGTAGAGATGGATACACATATTTAGTAAACTCAAAAGATGCTATACCTGTAAATGTATACATAGGGGTTGACCTAGCTTATGAAGCTAATGAGTCTAGTGACTTTCAAGTTATAATGGTTATAGGTATAGATAGTGATAGGAATATATATGTTATAGACTATATGCGTGAGCATATACCATTATATGATATGCCAGAAGAGATACTAGAATATTCTAGAGAGTACTCTCCTGTAAAAAGAGTTAATGTCGAACACGTTGGTGCACAGGGAATAATAAAAGACGCTGTTAATAAAATGTCTGGTTCTGAAAGAAAAGTTGCTCCCGGCATAGCATTGGGAATAAGACCGCCTACTGGCATAAAAAAAGAAGACAGGCTTGAGTCTTTGCTTGCACCTCTTGTTAATCGTGGTAAAATGTTTATAAAAAGAAAACATCAACATCTAGTCGATGAAATGTTTCAATTTCCAAAAGGTAAGAATGATGACGTTCTAGATGGTCTTTGGTACGCTGTAAATAAAGCCAGACCTCCAGTAAGTAAAAAGTTTGATGCTTCTGATTTTGAAGACTATGTAGCTCCAAAAACAGTAAAGAGAACAACAAAACGTGTTATTTCTTGGGTAACAGGTCAAAAAATATAAAAAAGTACTTGCATTTAACATAATGTATTTATTAAATTAATAATATAAATTTACAGGTGCATCCATTTCTAGTATAAGAGAGTTAGAAAAAGGCGAAGTTCAACATTCAGAAGTTAATAGACAACTTTGGAGAATGTGGAAAGATGCTCGTGCTGACTGGGATACAGAAGCAAGAGACTCAGTAGACTTTTTTCTAGGTAACCATTACACACAAGAAGAGTCAGATGCCTTACGGGCTGTAGGGCAAGGCGACTTTGTTATAGACCGTGTATATGCGGCTATAGAAAAATTAAAATCATTATTAACATCTCGCTCACCTAAGTATAGTGCTGTTGGTAGAGAAGACTCAGATAGTAGAATATCTAATGTATGGAGAACTATATTAGAATATATCTGGGATATATCAGATGGCGACGTTCAATTTAAACAAGCTGTTCATGACTATGCCACTGCAGGCATGGGGTATTTTTATGCTTACATAGACCCTGAAGCTGATTATGGAAGAGGAGAAGTTAAGTTTACATACCTTGACCCATTTCGTGTTTATGTAGACCCAGCTTCTAGACATAGATACGCTGATGATGCATCTGGTATTATAATGTCTACTATATTAACAGAAGACCAACTTCTAAATATGTATCCACAGGTTGAAGAATATATAGAAGATTTAGAAAGTTATTACGACGAAGAGGACTATCCAGCATCTTTAAAAAGAAATACATCAAATTCATTTACCCCAGATAATGTATACGATTCTAATTTTAATAGGGTAGATAAATACAGAATATTAGAAAGATTTACCAAGGTAAAGGTTCCTTTCTATAGAGTCTTTAATAAACAAGATGGTTCTGAAAACATAATTGACGCTGATAAATACGAAGAATTTTTAGCCAATGAGCAAGTTCAGTTATTGATAAAAGCTGAATTAATAGAAGTTGTAGAGGTTGTACAAACAAGAATAAAAATTACTTGCACTGTTGGTGATTTACTTTTATATGAACAAATTTTAAATACTGATATATATCCGATTGTTCCAGTACCTAATATATGGACAGGAACTCCTTATCCAAAATCAGATATATCTAAAGTTCAAGATTCTCAAAGACTCTTGAATAAACTTTTCTCTCTCACTCTCTCACACGCTCAGGCCTCTGCTGGTCTTAAATTACTAGTTCCTGAGGGTAGCGTGGATGATTTGGGGCAGTTGGAGCAGGACTGGGCTAGACCCAATGCTGTAATACCTTATAATCCTGAATTCGGTGCACCGCACTTCCCTGCCCCACAATCACTATCTGGAGAGTTTTATAATTTAATAAGTCGTATAGAGCATTATATAGACTTAAGTTTTGGTATCCCTGAATTGATGCAAGGTTTTAAAGAGTCTGCACCTGAGACCGTTCGTGGAACAGCTATGTTAGCTGAGATGGGCGAGACTCGTGGTAAATCAAAATTAAGGGATGTCGAAGGAAGTTTGACCAGATTAGGTCGTAATATATACAATCTATGTAAAGGTCACTATACTTACGAAAAAACTTTTAGAATCATACAGCCAAATAACGACATTACGGAGTTTACGGTTAATAATATGTATGACGATAAAGGTCAGGAAGTTAATGCCATAACAAATGATATCACCATTGGGCATTACGACGTGAGAATCATATCAGGTTCTACTTTACCTTCAAATAGGATAGCTGAATACAATATGTATCTTGAAGCGTTTAAGTTAAATCTGGTAGATGATGTCGAGGTTTTGAAGAAATCCGAAATCTTTGACAAAGAAGGTGTTTTACAGCGTAAGGGTCAGATGGCTCAAATGCAGTCATATATCAAACAACTTGAAGAGCAGGTTAAGAAACTTAGTGGAGATTTACAAACCGCAGAGCGTGAGACAATGAACTCTCGTAAGCGGGCAGAAACTGAGAAGTTCAAAGGCAGGCTCAATGAGATTAAAAATGATACTAAGTTTAAAAGCAAGGTTCAGGTTGATAATCTTAAAAGAATTGTTGATACAGAGACTCAGGCTGTAAGCTAATGAAAACAGAAGTAGTGGGGACATTTCCCCGGTTCTGCTTTTATAGACATCTGTAAAGGGTGATGCTAATAATAAAAGAAATCGAGGAATGAAATGGAAAACACTATGAACGGAGAAGTTAACACAATAGAAGGTGTGGAAGGCGAAGTTTTAGAACAAGTTGTTGAGCCAGAACACGTAGGTGAACCGCAGGTTAGTGAAACTGAAGGAGAACCTATTGATGACGCTAAGAAGTTCCAGTCAATGTATGACAAGCGAACAGCTGAATATGAAAAGCTCAATTACGAAGTTGAGGAACTACGCAAGTATAAACAACTAGGTGAGGTTCTCGAACAGAGACCAGATGTTGTTGAAGCTATGAGAAACACTTTGAGTGGTAACAAGGTTAGTGATACGCCAGAAACTCAAACGGTTAATGAAGATTCATTTGACCCTTGGGAGGCATATTACAAACCCGGTTCACCTTCGTATGAAATGAGGGTAAACCAAGAAAAGGCTCTTGTAAACGAAGCTGTTCAAGAACAGTTTAGCGGTTTACAAAGGCAAATGGCAGTCAATAATCTCAAGCAGGACTTAACTAGTAAATATGGTTTTGATGACCCAAATATGGCTGATGACTTTATACAGTTTGCTACAACACCAAGAGAAGAACTTCCCTTGGATATGTTAGTTGACGTATATAGAAAGTATAAAGGCGGAGAAGAAAAAGTTTCTCCAAATTTAGAAGCTGTTCAAAGGTCTCAGAAAATTGCACCTACGGCTGGCGTCGTTCAGGGTGCGGCTCCTGAAAAACCAAATGAATTAGAAGATGTCTGGACTGGGGTTATGAGTGCTTCTCGTAATACTCAAATATAATCTCTAAGGAGTCCTAAATGGCAACTTACAATCAAGGGATTGTGAATGTTGGTGACCCGGGTTCAGCCGCTTCTGGCTATCATACTCGTAGGTTATTTAACTTCTCAGACCGTGTAGCTGACTTAGCTCCAGAGGAATCTCCATTCTTCGTGTACCTTTCAAAGGTAGCTAAAGTCCCTACGGATGACCCACAATTCCGATTCTTAGAAGACCGAACAAAGGTTTCAATGACTGACAGGGGGTTTTTACTCGCTGGCTCTCATTCGATTCCTGCGGCTGGTTCTTCGTTAACATATTCAGTTGATACTTCTGGCGGTGCGTCAGTAGATTGGCTGGTAAAGGGAATGGTTTTTGCTGTAGACTATACAGAAAACAATTCTCCTGAAACAATAATAGTAAGAGTTGAATCTTCTCCAGTTGACGCTGGAAGCACTTCAACTTTTCAAGGAAAAACAATCTCGGCTGTTGATGGAGCTGAGACTGGTGCTGATAATGCAAAGTGTCAAGTAATTGGTACTTCGTATGCTGAAGGTACTGGTGCTCCAGATGTATTTTCTGAAGAGCTAGATAATGATTATGGTTATACCCAAATCTTTAAAACAGCTTGTGAAATGTCTAATACTGCTCGTGCAACACGTTATCGTGGATATGCAGATGAGTTCCAAAGAATTTGGAATCTTAAATTGCGTGAACATAAAGTAGACATTGAGCGTGCTATGCTCTTTGGTCAACGTGCAAGTACTGGGGGTATTCAATACACAGAAGGTATAGCTGGTCACGTTATTAAAAATGGTACAGTAAACCATGATAATAGTGCTCTTTCTTATACTTCAGGTGCTCCATACTTTCGTAGTTCAACTGCGGCAGAATTAACATACGATAGAATTCTTTCAGATTTCGAAGTCGTATATGACCCTGCTCGTGGAGGAACTGACAGTAAGTTAGCACTGGCTAGTTTACCTGTATTAACATTCTTTAACAAACTTGGTGATGGTCTCTTTATTGATTCATCTGTTGGGTATAGTAATAGTGCTATGCGTTATGATGTAAGTCAAAAAGATGGTAGATTTGGTCACAAGGTCTTATCTGTAGAAACTATTCACGGAACAATGAATATGGTAAAAGAACCTCTGTTTAGGGGATTCTCTTCCGGTTTCTTAATGATGGTTGACTTAGACCACGTTGCTTACAGACCTCTAGTTGGAAACGGTGTAAACCGTGACACTCAAGTTCAAACTAATGTTCAGTCTGCTGATGAAGACCTTCGTAAGGATATGATTCTTACCGAAGCTGGATTAGAAGTTTCTCTTCCAGAAACTCATTACCTACTTAACTTAGAAGGAGTTTAATAATGGCTAGAGCAAGTCACTTAGAAGAAAATAGTGGAGTTTCCGGTCACAAGAAAAAAGTAGAAAAAATCACAGCCGCTAGAACGCTAGGTAATGGCGATAGTGGTAAGGTTTTTATGCTTGATTCTGCTGGCGGAGCTTACTCAATTACCCTTCCAACCGCATCTTCTGCAGAAGAGGGAATCTACTACAAGTTTATTGTAGAAGAAGAGACCCCAACTGCTGATATTACTATTGCGGCAGGTAGTGCTATTATAAGCTTAGTTGCTTTTGATGGCGGTGGTGATGTTGGTAACTCAACTGCAGGTACTCAAGTATCTAACGTTCTTGTAGAAGCGGCATCTCAAAAGGGAGATTACTTGGAAATGATGTTTACCAATGGTGAATATGTAGCTTCAGGTATGTCTGCTATTAATGATGGATTTACTACATCATAAACTTAATAAATAAAGTTAACAGTAATTAGAACTGTGGGGGTTATCGTATAAAGGGTGACCCCCAAATCTAAAAAAAATTATGGCACAAAGAAAAAAAGCAAAAGCAATAAGAAGAACTACTAGCAAGGGTGGTAATTACAGACCTACTAAAAAAGGTGCTGGTATGACTAAGAAGGGAGTAAGGGCTTATAGAAAGGCAAATCCCGGGTCTAAATTAAAAACTGCGGTTACTGGAAAAGTTAAGAAAGGTAGCAAAGCGGCTAAAAGAAGAAAGTCTTATTGTGCTAGGTCAAAAGGCCAGTTAAAAAGAAGTTCTGCTAAAACTAGGAATAATCCAAATTCTAGAATAAGGCAAGCTCGAAGAAGATGGAAGTGTAAATAATGGCTAGAAAAAAAAAGAAAGGCTTGTATGCTAACATACACGCAAAAAGAAAACGTATTAAAGCTGGCAGTAAAGAAAAGATGAGAAAGCCGGGAGCTAAAGGAGCGCCAACTAAAGCTAATTTTAAAAGAGCGGCTAAAACAGCTAAGAAAAGACGTAAAAAATGAAATGCGTAAATTGCAATACTCCAAATCCTGAAAGATGGTTTTACTGTAAAAGTTGCGGTAATAGAGCATCTGAACCAATATATACAACAAATTTATTTATGATGAGTGAAGGTGCTAAGAGAAGTGATGTTGAGTTTTCAGTAAAAAATATGGATGAGCATATAGCAAGTATTGCTATAGATAAGAAAAAAAGACAAAATAAAATTTGGCAAGAAAGAATTAAACAAGCGGGAGTTAATTAATGGCTACGTTTGAAGCACAGGTAGAAGGTTTAACTAGCTTATCAATAGATGGAAGCAGTGCACCAACACAAACTGAATTAACACAGTTTCTTACTGATGGCGCAAAAGAAATTTTAAATGTTTTACCATTATCAAAAAAAGAATTATACAGTACATCAAGTGAATTAAATTCAAGTAGTACAAATCTAACAGTAGGGGGTTCTGAGATTTTTAGTGTTACTAGGGATGATGGTACGATAAACCAACCCTGTAGATTAATACCTCCTAATATGAGTGGAAGAGCTAGTGATTCTGATGATATGAATGCGGCTTCAGCCACAGACCCTGTTTATTACATAAGTAATAATATATTAAGTGTAATACCTGAGCCAAGTAATTCAAACAATGCTCATGTGCAAATACTGGCTTACCCAGCTGTAGCATATGGAGATAGCTCAGTAACTAAGTTTCCAGATGAAGCTGAATACTTAATATCCTTATATGCATCTGTTAGGTCTTTACAGAATAAACTAGGTAGTAAATCATTAGATACACCTTCATTAAATATAACAGCTGTGCCACCCGCTGTACCTACATTAAGTACAGTTTCATATAGCACTGCTTCTAATTCAGATGCTTCAACAACAGCAGTTGGAGCTATAACAGTTGCAACTGTTGCAAAGGGTGATATTAGTGGGGATGTACCAACATATTCAAAGCCTTCATTAACAACTAGAGTTTCATTTGACACTTTCTTTGAAGATACTAGTAATAAAAACCCATTTGGTGATAGTGACCCGGGTGAATTTTCAATATCTATTACTGCACCTGTTGCTCCAGCAATAAATACTGTATCTTATACAGATGCAACAAATTCTAATGCTAGTGCTTCAGCAGTTAGTACAGCAACCGCTAGTGCTCCGGGAGGTGTTGATGTTGCAACACACGCTCCAACCTTTACAAAACCTTCAGTTGCGCCAAATTTTGCAAAAGTTGATTCTCATATAGATGATAATGAAGATGTTGAATTGGCTCAGGTAAAAATTGCTGAAATACAAGCACAAATAGCTGAATATAATTCTAATATAAACAATGAGCAAAATGAATTTAATAAAGAAAATGCTAGATATCAAATAGAATTTAAAGAAGCTTCTGAAAAAGCTAACATGGATTTACAAGTAGCAATACAAAATGCAAATAATTTAGCACAGGAATATAGGCAGGAAGCTCAACAAACAACTGATATAGATAAATTTAATAAAGCTCAAGACCAAGCTCTAGATTTAGCAAATAAAGCTAAGTCTATGGAAAAGTTAATTGCAGACAATAGTAATAAATTACAAAAATTTCAAAATGAAGTTCAGATTTATCAAGCTCAAGTTAATACAGAAGTTGAAGAATACTCTAGAAAATTAAACAGATATCAAATGGAAGTTGGTAATGCTTTTCAAGCTTGGTCTAAAACAGAATCAGATAGCTTACAACAATATCAATTAGATATACAAAACGAATTAAATGAATTTAATAAAGATAACGCCAGATATGATGCTAATATAAAAGCTGAACTAGCCAAGCATAATACAGATTTGCAAAAAGCAATAACTCAAGCTAATATAGATGCTGAGGACGCAAGGCAAGAATCAAGGCAGGCGATAGATATTGACAAATTTAACAAATCTCAAGACCAAGCGTTGGACTTGCAAAATAAAGCAAAAACTATGGAAGCTATAATTACAAATAATGATGATTTAGTTTCTAAGTTTTCTGCTGAATTAAGTAGATATTCTTCTGTTATTAATGAAGAAGTTCAGCAATATCAAGGCAATTTGCAAAATAAACAAATGGAATATACTTGGTATGAAAAGCAACAAATAAAATTACAAGCCGATTACGATAAAGGCTTACAAATATTAATAGGACAAGGGGGATAAAATGGCGGCTGATAAAGCAACGGTAAATGTTTCAGCATCGCTTTTACCAGATGAAATTAAAACATCAGTTGGAGGAACAACTGTTTATGATTTAAACGATTTAGGGGATAATAATAAATGGACTTATTCATTAACTATAGTTGGTGCTAGCTCTGAAGATGCTTTGTTGGCTTCTGTTCCTTTCCTAGGTCAAGGCACAGCAGAAGAAGGAGCAACTGCTACTGTTAACGGAACTGATGATATTGTATTTTTATTTATAAAACATACTGGGACTACAGATGGTAGTACGGCTTCAACTGCAAATCTTCATCTTAATTTAGGTGGAGGTACAGCAACTGGCTCTGCTGTTGGAGATATAGTTTTAAAACCAAATGAATGTTTTTATGCTAGGCTTGGAAATACAGAAATAGATGATATAAATGCAGATTCTTCCTCTGGTAGTATACAAGCTATGGTTTTCGCAGTATGTGATGATGGTGGAGTCTAATGGCTGTACATACAATAACAGTTAAGAAATTAATTAGTAGGGTGCGTCAGGTATTT